CTACCATCTGCTGCTCATTTAAGTCAGAGTCCTAACTCAGACCACAATACTGGATTAGCAGTTGACTTAACAGATGACCCAGCCAACGGGGTAGAGTGCAAAGATATTTACCAAAGGTTACAAAATGATATTAGAGTTAAGTATTTAATATTTAAAGGTAAAATTTGGAGCAAAGAAAAAGGGGAGCATACCTATAAAGGTAGCAACCAGCATAATAAACATCTACATATTTCAATTAAGACAGAGTATGCTAAAGACGATTCTAACTGGTTCAGTTGGATGGGTGTAGTACCTAAAAAAAAATAGGAGAAACAATGAAAGATATAATCGCTAAGTTAAAAGACCCAAAAACTAAGGCTGCATTCAAGTCTTACATCCGTGCAGTAATTGCATCAGCAATCACAATGGGCTTAGCCCTTGCTGCCGACCTTGCCCCAGAGCAAGCAATCCTAATTGGCGCATTGGCTGCTCCATTGGCTAAATGGGCTGATAAGACTGAAAAAGAGTACGGCATAGGTTCTAATTAAATACCCCTAATCGGGCTTTAAACGCCCTTTAGAGACACGAAAACCCCCAACTTGAGGTACTTACCTCAGGAAGGGGGTTCTTTTGTCGTTTTAAGGCTTAATCTTCTAGGTCTTCCCACTCTTCCATTAGAAGTTTAATATCTCTATGTTCCTTTGCTGTACGATACTCATCCACTAGGGATGTGATTAGGTATACGGTTAGGGTTCCTAAAGTTGAGCCAAAAAATACAGCCCAAAATGTATTATTTACGATTTCTGACATAGTACTCCTTAGATATATAATTAATTATATATTATATTATAGACCCCTTCGGGGTCTTATATATATTATATTAATATCAATTATACATATAGGCACCAATCTATGGAAGTCACATCCGACTTCCATCTAACCCTATACCTGTGTATAATTCATCTAATGTCAATACAACTTGAAGAATATACATTACCAGAACATATATCCTATAGTGCTTTCAGCACTTATCTAACCTGTGGATATCAGTACTACCTTGGTAGATTACTGGAGAAACAAGAAGAGCCATCTGTTTGGTCAGTTGGCGGTTCAGCATTCCACCTTGCTTGCGAAACCTATGATAGGGATAACCTATGATAAATGATGTCGATAATTTATGGACAGAATCTTGGAACGCTTGTAAAGGTGACATTGACCTAACCAATGCTCGTATAGGTGGTAAGGCTACTAAACTTAATCCAAATAAGGAAGACGTTAGTTTTTGGCAAGCAGCGGGACCTGTATGGGTCAGCGAGTATATCGCTTGGCGCAAGCATAATCCCAATTGGAAAATTTGGATTGCACCAGATGGTAGACCAGGAATCGAATTGGAACTAATGCCAGTAGTGGCTGATGTACCAATCAAGATGGTTATAGACAGAATCTTTGAGGTTAATGGGCAACTAGTAATTGTTGACCTCAAAACATCTAAGAATACCCCAACCAGTACCTTGCAACTAGGTTTTTACAAACTTGGTTTAGAGGAAACTTTTGATATAGAAGTTAACTGGGGAAATTACTATATGTCTCGTGGTAGTAATACCGTAGAGATGGTTGACTTATCAGGATATACATATGACAAAATGGAGTTCTTGGTAAAAGGATTTGACAAAGCACGAAAGGCAGGGATATTCTTGCCCAACACAAACTCTTGTCAATACATGTGCGGACTGACCGCTCATTGTCAATTCTCGACAAAGAAGGATGGATAAATGGCAGAAGACTGGAAGTTACAAGTATCATACAAAACTGGAACTGGCGATTTAATTAACGTCAGAGCCAACACAGCGGACGAACTTAGTGTATTGCTTGAGGGCATTGGCGACTTTGCTACTCAAATTGCAGCAGTACAAAAGTTGGTGGTGGGAGCATCGACAACCGCCCCTTTATCGACGCCAAGTTCCACGCCAAGCACAGAGCCTCGACGCTCCTCAGCACCACCCCAGGCATCGGCTCCGTCAGGTGGAGCGGGTCCAACATGTCAACATGGGGCACGGAAGTACAAGTCGGGAATCTCCAGCAAGACGGGGAATCCTTACGCAATGTGGGTCTGTCCAATGCCTCAGGGAGCAGACCAATGCAAGCCAGTAAATTAATAGACGAACAGTTTCCGTTTTAACAAATAGGTAGGGGATAGATGCGTACACTTGTCAGGTCTGTGGGTCGTGCCTCTATTGGCGGGGAACCTCTACCTAGTTGTTTTAAATCATTCGAAGCGTCCAAGATTATAATTAGGCGTTCAGAAGTTTCAATGTTTGCGGGTGCTCCTGGAGCAGGTAAATCAACACTTGCTCTAGCGATTGCCCTAAAGACTAATGTTCCAACTCTTTACATATCCGCTGATACCAATGCTCACACTATGGCTATGCGCCTAGCGTCAATGATATCAGGTAAGAACCAAACAGATGTCGAACAAAAACTTAATACTGATGTTGGATGGACTAAAGCAATCCTCCAAAAAGGGAGCCATATAGTCTGGTCCTTCGAATCATCACCAACATTACAAGACATTGATGAAGAAGTGCAAGCCTTTGAAGAGTTATGGGGTTGTCCTCCAACATTAATAGTTTTGGATAACTTAATGGATGTAGCCACCGATGGTGGTGAGGAGTTTGCCTCAATGAGGGCAATTATGAAGGAGTTAAAATATCTTGCCAGAGCCACTAATGCTGCGATTATGGTACTACATCATACTTCTGAAGCAGTTCCTGGGAATCCTTGTCAGCCAAGAAGCGCAATACAAGGTAAGGTCTCGCAACTTCCTGCTCTCATATGTACACTCGGTACGGTGGGCACATCGCTTGGCGTGGCAGCAGTCAAAAATCGCTACGGTAGAGCAGATGCTGGAGGAACTCTCATGACTTGGTTAGCATTTAATCCAGAGTACATGTACGTAGAAGATATACCAGAAAATTCATGACAACTAGAAAAAGCCATAAGGCTAGAGGAGCAAACTTTGAAACCGACCTACGAGATTATTTTAGACGAATTGGACTTGATAGTGAGAGACTTGCAAGAACAGGCGCAAGAGATGAGGGAGACGTTGTTGTCCGTTCAGACTTCCTTGGCTACATCGGAATCATCGAAGCCAAAGCCCCAGGTCAATCAGGTCGCATTGACCTCTCTGGTTGGACTAAAGAGGCTCAAATTGAAGCAACACATTATTCGGAGGCAAGAGGCATTAAAAGAACATCCGTCTTATCTGCGGTTGTTATCAAAGCCAGAGGAAAAAAAATAGCGGATTCTTATTTAGTACTAAGGTTGGGCGATGTATTTGACGGATGATTTACCAGACATAGTTGAAGTCTTGAAGCACTACGGTGCGACAATGAATAGAACTACAGGACAAGTAAATATCAAGTGCCCGTTTCATGACGATACTCACAGTTCGGCAAGTTTTAATACTAGAGAAAATATATTTAATTGTTTTGCGTGTGGGATGCAGGGGAATAGTTTACAGATTATAGCAAGACAAGAGAGGGTTAGTATACATGAAGCAAAGTCATTCGCAGAAGGAATTGCTGGGCTTGGCGGCAACCAAGTACGCAGCAAACATTTATCAGGCAGAAGATTACCTAGCAAGCAGGGGAATAACAAGGGAGGCAGCACGTCTGGCTCGATTCGGCGTAGTAGAGGAGCCTGAAGTTGGACATGAAGCATTCAAAGGACGATTATCCATACCGTATATTACCAAGACTGGTGTTGTCGATTTGCGTTTTCGCAGCCTTCATGCTGCTGTTGAACCTAAGTACATGGGAATGACAGGTGTAGAAACCAAGATGTACAATGTGTTAGATATCGATAGAGCGGGGGACTGGATTGGAATATGTGAGGGAGAGTTGGATACTATTACTTTGTCTGCCTGTATTGGCATACCTTGTATTGGCGTTCCTGGTGCGAACTCTTGGAAAAAACATTACACAAGATTACTTGCAGACTTTGAAAGAGTATTTGTATTTGCGGATGGAGACCAACCAGGAAAAGAATTTGCTTCTAGTCTCGCCCGTGAGTTGCCAGTCACAGTCGTGCAAATGCCAGACGAAGAAGACGTCAACTCCTGCTACGTCAAATACGGCTCCCAGTATATTCGAGAAAGAATGGGACTAAATGAATTATAAAGATATCCCACCATGCAAAACATGCGGACAACATTTCGATAACATATTTGAAGCAACTGACCATCTAATAGATGATGAGAATGGGGAGTACTTTGACCCTAAACTTATCCTTCCTGGCGGTTACCAATTAATGATAGGTTCTTTGCTTCGTTGCATATATAGTGTAGCAAATAATCCTGAGGAAGTAGAAAGTATTACTCAGTCGGTATATGCAACATTATACGCAGCAGAATCTAGTCCCAAAAAAATGAAAAAGTATATAGAAGACATAGTTATTCGTGAAGAAATGCGTCATCTTGATAGTGAACTAACACACTTTTTAACAGAGACTAACGAAGAGAAAGATGGAGAGTGACGAGATATGGCAGATTATAACCCACTTGGAAAAGCAAGGTTTCCATATAACCAAGAAGCAGATAGAGGGGAAGTCATTGATATTAACAATAATGGTGCCTCTTTTGAGTCAGCCGTTGCAAGAACCTTCCAAGAATTATTAGATTTACTTTTATCTAAACATAAAGATTACGGACCAAAAAATATCGCTGATGCCCCTGGCGGTGCTATTAATGGACTCAGGGTTCGTATGCATGACAAGTTAGCACGTATAAATAACTTAGTTGATAGCGGAAAGAATCCAAAGCACGAGTCTATTGAGGATTCATTCAAAGACATGGCAAACTATGCAATCATAGGATTGCTAGTACTAAGAGGAGAGTGGGATAAGTGAAAGGCACACAAGAAGAACTTGACGAACTTCTTTCTAAGTATTCAGTAGAAAGCGGTGAAGGAGCAATAGTAGTTATGTTATTTGAAGTACTTAAAGAACTCAAAAGATTAAGGATGAGTCAATGAAAATATTTGGACCCTACAAAGGCAGCAAACAAAATGGTGGTCGTCCCATCTATGTCATCAAGCGTAAGAAAAAAGATGGCACAACTGAGACTACTTCTACAAACAAAGCCCGCTTAGATTATAAGAAGGCTACTGGTAAGAAATTAAAACGCAATCAAGAAGTAGACCATAAAGATAATAAGGGTCGCAAAGGTAATGATAAGATATCTAACCTAAGAGTTCTATCCAAAAAGAAAAATGTAGGCTTAGAGAATAAGAGACGTGCTAAAAAGAAATGAAATTTGCGTATGCTGACCCACCATATTTAGGTATGGGTAAAAAATATTCTTCACTTCATACAGAAGCGGAGATATGGGATGACCCTAAATCTCATACTCAATTAGTTGAAAAATTAACTGATGAGTACCCTGATGGGTGGGCGGTATCGCTATCGGCTCCTTCACTAAAACTATATTTATCTGCATGTCCAGATGATATAAGAGTTGCAATTTGGGCTAAAACATTTCATCAAATAAGGGTAAATGTGGCAATCCAATACGCTTGGGAGCCTGTAATATGGCGTGGTGGGCGCAAAGAAACACCAGTAAAACCTATGATTAGAGATTGGCATTCAGGCAGAATTGCTATGAAGAAAAACTTTTATGGAGCCAAGCCATTAGATTTTAACACTTGGATATTAAATTTATTACAGTATAAAAAGGGAGACACTTTAGATGACTTGTTTCCTGGCAGTAATAGTATGTCAGAAGCAATCAAACTAATAGAGGAAGTAGCCTAATGAAAACTATTGTATGTATCTCAGACCTTCAAGTACCGTACCACGATGTAGAAGCAGTTAAGGCTGTAGCTAAATTCATTAAGGCTTACCAACCTGATACTGTCGTATCTTGTGGTGACGAAATGGATATGCAGACTATATCAAAATGGAGTAAAGGGACTGAGTTAGAGTTTGAACGTTCTATTGGACGTGATAGAGACACTACTCGTCAAGTTCTTTATGACTTAACTGTTGAGCATATGATTCGTAGCAACCATACAGATAGATTATTTAATACAGTTGCTATGAGAGCACCAGGACTACTTGGTTTACCTGAGTTGCAGTTAGAAAACTTCTTGGGTCTTGATGAGTTAGAAATTAAATATCACAAAGACCCATATGAACTGGCTCCTGGTTGGTTGTTAATGCATGGTGATGAAGGCAACGTACAGCCTACGGCTGGTGCTACAGCCCTTGGATTAGCCAAACGCTCAGGCATGTCAGTAGTCTGTGGGCACACGCATCGTATGGGTTTGACTCACCACACTCAAACATATCGTGGTGGTAAACCTAAAACAATTTGGGGCATGGAACTAGGCAATCTAATGAATTATAGTAGTGCTAAATATATTAAGGCTGGGTTGTTTACGTGGCAACAAGGCTTTGGCATCTTGCATGTTGATGGCAAAACTGTTGTGCCTCAATTAGTACCTATCGTAAATAGGTCTTTTACTGTGGAAGGTAAAACTTGGAAATGGTAGACAATAAACATTTAGAATGGAAGCGTATAGAAAAATGGGACTATATTGTAGTCGCTGTTGCTTCTGAATACCATAGAAAATATGATATGGTTGAACTCGAAGACATCAAACAATCATTATATAAATGGTTCCTTGAGCATCCCAATAAGTTAAATGAATGGGAAGCAATAGGTGAGAAAGATGCTAAGAATTTAATCTATCGTTGCTTGCGTAATGATGCATTGGATTATTGTTTAGAGTGGAAAGCCAAGTCTGTTGGCTACGAAACTTCAGATGTATTCTTTTATGAATCAGATATAATTGAAGCACTCTTACCCTCAGTTTTACGAGGTGAATTTGGTGTGTCACACAAGTTAAATCTAGTTGGTCCAAGTAAACCACCTGCTCCCGCTGAAGGCGGCAACATGATGGTAATGATGATTGAAATAGATAAAGCGTACCGCAAACTCAGCACCGAGGATAGGACGGTACTGTTTTACAGGTACGCTGAATCTATGGACTATGGCGATGTCGCTACCGAGATGAATTTAAGTAGCGAAGATGCTGCTCGTATGCGCCATAATCGTGCAATCAAAAAACTTATAACTAGAATCGGTGGCTTCCGACCTTGGTCAGATAAGGATTTTGAGAATGATACTAAGAATGATGAGGTTCCACAGTCCGAAGCAGTAGAAAGTAACGATGAGCAAGGGAAAGAAGATGGGTTGGAAGAAGAGCAATAATCTAATCCTCAGATTGGATACTCCTGTTCCATGTAATTTTTGTACGCTTCCCCAGCCCTATCAAACTCCATATTTTTAACTCTCTTGTAATTAATTAACTGTGCTGGCGTGATGAGATGCCCCTTAGACTGATTAGGTGGCTGCTTATTCTCAATAGGTTTACCATAGTCTCTAACCACATTTATTAGATGGTCTATTGGCGTAATAATTACATTATTATCCATTATAAAAGCCCAATGAGTAGCCTTACTTACTGCAAGTCCTGATGGCTCCCATTGTCCACTTCCCTGATAGAAACACGATTCTTCTATAAATAAATTGCCAGTCTCTATCCAACGTCTATCTGTCTTAACTTCTACTGTATCCATACGTAATAGGTCGGCAAGTTTACTCTCACCCAATTCACCATCACGTAAGTCTAAGTCCCAATTAGAATTTTTCATTATCCTCCCGTCGAATAAAACCCAGTCCCGTTAAACTTGACTGGTGGTGCATGGTACACTCGTTTCATTTCTGTATTACAGTTGTCACACTTTGGCACAACTTCTTCCTCTGTCATGCCACGCTCAATAGTTATCATCTCGTTGCCAAATGGGCATAGGTAGTCATATGATGCCACTAGTACCATCTATTCTTTTGCCAAAACTTCCACGCTTGGCATGGCGTTGAGTATCGATAGATTATATAATCCAATCCTCTATCAATTTGCTCCGTTGGGTTTGTGTCGGGCGAAAGCCCTAGGATTTGTGGAATCCCACCAGCATGTCGCTTCTCACCTTTCTGATATACAGGTTGCTTATTGTAAGCCTCATGCCTCCAGTTAGATTCCTTTGTCCATAGTTTATCTAAACATAACCATTGATTATGGTGCCATGCTAATAATGAATCTCTAGCGTATAGTTTACTATCATTGACTGTCCATTCCATTGGTTGTGGTAATGTTTCTACCCTTGATACTCCAGCAAGAGAAAATATTCCTATAAAAAGTAGCAATAGTTTCTTCATGGTTCACCGCCCTATCAGGTCTTTAGTTAGACTGTATAATTTGTATGCTTGGTAAGAAGCACTACTCCTAGAGGTGCTAGGTCTTATCCCAGCAGATGCTAATCTTTCAGCAGCCATAGTTCCACCCCATATCCCGAATGGTAGATTACCCCAGCCAGTTTTACCTGACGGCATCTTCTCCATTTTCATACCCTCTGCAAAGCATGCTTCTTTGACAGGGCAGGTAGCACATAATTGTAGCGCATAGTTTATCTGAGACGCAACTCTTTTAATACTCTCAGGGTTACTTCTCCCTGTGGGAATCTCAGGAAACCACCAGTCAGGGTTTTCATCACCAGTACAATTGCCGTTAAGCATCCTCGTCCTCCCACATTCTATCGGGTAGCCCAGTATCGTTTTCGTCTACATCATCCTCTGTCCCATTCAGGGCATAATCATCACCCTGTAAATACATTGGCTCACTCATACGCTTCCCTTTCATGAATCAATTCAACGATTATATTATGTGCCTCGTCTACCTCATGTAAAGACCCAGACCAAAGTAATGCTTGTACTTTGTTTAATTGTTGGTCTAAGTACTCGTTGGTTATTGCCATCCTATCCTCCTTAGTGTCTGAATTTCAGACAGTTAGTTTACTATTCCGTAGTCCCACATAATTCTACGCATAGCATTTGTAAGTTCTAGTTGCAAGGCTTTGATTTCTTCATCACCCATATCGCCAACATCCATCCTTCTAACTCTTGCTTCCCACAATACTTCATCTACATTTTCCATTATCTCTCCAAGTCTGTTATGCAATCAAGTACATATTCGAACTCGGGGCGGTCCGCCTCAGGTGGCGCAGATGTATCCCACGCCATAGAGTATCCATCATTAGAATCCCAATGAAGTCTACCCGAATACTGATTAGTCCCATCATTCATGATAATAGATTTAGTAAACCCAGTACTCATTTTTTCATCAGATGATATCATGTAAGTATCCATTAGTTCCGTAATCGTTACTTCACCCGTCAACTTGTACTCCCATTTCTATTAGTCGGCTATCTATTACCATGCTTGTTGTATCATAACTCTCGGCACCCTCACCATCTATGCCTTCACGCCATAATGCTTTGCCCCTGTATGAAATATGCGAGCCATCTCCATACAGACTCATTAGTAATGCGCCAGCAGCAAAATCATACACCTCTGCTATCACATCACCGCTTGGGTGGTGTACTTTTAGTTTCATATTTATCCTTTTCTGTGTCTGATTTTCAGACACCTAGTTTTTGTAGTATTAGTCTAGCATTAGCAATTATAACATCATCTCTTTCGGTTGTCAAATTAGCGATAGAGATTAACTCTATAATTACTTTTCTGACTTCTTCTTTAGAAGCCAAAGTCATACTGTCCATTGTATACTCCCGTCATTTGTTTGTGTCGGTATGCGTCATATTCAGGCGACCAGCACATGCATCCATCATCTTTGACCATACTGCAATCAAAGCATGTAAGGCACGTTTGACAATGGTATGGATTACCATCATCCATTACTGGTTCACCGCATCCGTAGCATATGTAATCATCTTCGGCATTACCTATATCACTACCATCATTATAGTAATTAAAGTACTTACTATAAACACTAGGCTTGTACCCATCGTTAGACCACCAGTTGCCCTCATTGTCCCAATGGCCTAAGTCCTCGTTGATGATGTAGCAATCGTACTCAGCATTAGGGTCTAAGGTAAAGACCGCTATCTTATTGCCAGCAGACCATTTCTCTATCATGCCATACAGATTAGGATTGTCTAACGCTGTAATGCCACCCATTGATGGTAGTATATCCTCGGCAAATATGCGAGTATCACTACGCTTGTCAGTAGGCTCAATATGTACAGGTAATATACCATTATGGGCTAGGTATGTAAGGTCGCTACCACCTACCTTGAATGGATGACAGTTTTCCTCATTCTTTACGCCATGCGTAGCAAATCTAGCATGATACATAGCATAACTCTTTGGATATTTTTTGCGCACCTCTAAGAATTCTTTGATTACTTTCTTAGCGGACATACCCTTACCAGTAATAATCTTATTACCAGCAAGTACAGCATAGCCAAAGCCATGCGGATTATTACAAGAAGCATTATCTAAATCCTTCTTGCGTGGTGTACTATTCGGGGAACTTACTACTAGCAGACACATGCTCTTTCCTTTCTATCCTAGTTAAAACATCTGAATGTATTTGTATTCTTGCTATAAGTGATGGATATAACTCAGGCTTACTCTCTATGTACTGTCTGAAATTCAGACAGGATAGACCACCATCTCTGACTTCTTTGACACTCATTACCCTAGTGAACTCAACGCTGGCATGCGCTAAGTCAATAGCAGACTTAATGAATCTCGGATTCAAACTACCTCTAAAGATTCGCATCTCTAAAGTATTTCTGTTGTTAGTATTTACGGCAGAGTATCTATCGCTACCATGCCTATCGAACTTATGCTTAAAAGATTTCCGTCCAGTATCGGGGTCAACATTATCATCAAACTTAGCCCAATGACTAGATGACCTGCCAGCAAGCACCTCATAAAAGTCCTTGTTGTTGTAAACTAATTGTAGGAATCTATGCTGGTGTGAACCACCATTGAATCCAGCACGAGATATATGTACATGAAGCCCGCAGGTTTTCGTACCCCACGCCATCATGCCATAATCACTCTTAAGTTTACTTACTGTATCCCATAACCTAGTGGCATCCTTCATGAAATAACTATGAGATAATGGATGCGATACTATCTCAAACCCACACTCAAGTGAGCCATCAGATTTAAGATAGGCTAGGTCATACATCTCTAACTGTTGGTGAGCATATTCGGCAGCAGTAGTCCTATAACTATAGTCGCCACCTCTCACCTCAGTTTCTATCTCTATGCCAAAGTACAAGCGTGTCTGCTCATCATCTGACTTGCGAAAGATAGGGTCAGGGCGATACGAATAATCATGTATTATCCTGCCATCAGTATCATCATCATGGTTGTACTCACAACCATTTAGATATGTAGCATCACAACTTTCGCAGTAATGGGTATTATTCTCATAACACCTCTCACACATAGTGTCATTAGAATCGTCTGTACCATAGGTATAACCTGTGAAATAGGTATCGCACAAGTCGCACCAATGAGCATCATTACGGGTACAACCCTGACACCATAACTCACCCTCTACATCATTGAATTCGTCATCACATGTGATAACATCTTCACATTTCATACACATTACCATACAACTTTCGCAGACAGGGTCTCCGCTACTGGTAGTACTGCCATCATCACTATCTAATGTAGTATCACAAGCAATACAACACTTGGTTTCTACCTCATCAACAGTTTCCATCTCTATCCTTTCCGTCTGATTTTCAGACACTTCTTGTTGAGTGAGATTAGTTTACACTAACTCTGCCTCTTTGTCAATTCTACGCTGGACACTATCAAGAATTATATTCACGATTTTATCTCGCAAATCATCAGCATACTTAGCACGCCCCTCGAAACCATGCCTTGTATTATGTATAGAGAATTGCCTAAGAGATTCCCTGACAGTTTCTAGTTCATCTCTAGTAAGTGTCAGGATAATCTCATTGGCATAATCTACATTACTTTTGGACACTTAACTCACGCAAAGCACGAGTAAGTTTAGCGTTTCTAATTGCGGTGGTGATTACCAGCGTGGTGCTAGTAGTCAGCGCAATTATAATTGCTATCGTATCTGTTATTTCGATATACATGATTGCCTTTCGTTAATAAGTGTCTGAATCTCAGACACTCGTGCCCACCATAGGAATTGCACCTATGCGAAGCCGTCTAGCGTGGGCTATCCAGTTGCTATTCGTAGTCCGAGTCCGTAGCAACATCCTCAAGCAAATCATCAAGGTTGGTCATATCAACCTGAAAAATGTCCTCGGTTGCCATTATCTCGGCTACTTCTTGCTCGGTCATAAAGTCTAAGGCAATATCGTCAGGACTCATTAGATTAACCCCATAGCCCGTAGATATTCAGGATTAGGCTTATTGCGGTTTTCTTGCTCTAACTTATTGCGCTCTACTTCATAATGAGCATCTATCTTTTGCGCTAGTTGGACTAACGCATTTTCCATATTTTGGTCTAGCATTTGTTTATCCTAACTGTCTGATTTTCAGACACTAACTTAAGACAAGTTTTTCTTAAGTGGCTTCAGTATAACATACCTCAGGCTCATTGTCAAATTCACTTTTAGGGGCGTCTGATTTTCAGACAGCCACCCTTAGACCCTCACATTTTCGCATGAGTTGTTTCCCCACCTTGCCTCATGAGTTTGTGTTGAAAAAATTTCTGTGGCTGGCTTGATTCGTGGCTTCGACCTAATCACTAGCACGCCTCTAATAGTTTGTGTTGGGCAAGGAGTTTGTGTTGGTTTGTGTCGGGGCTGTGGATAACTCACAACGCACTCGGGCGTGTCTAGCTAAAAAAAAATAACCCCACCCCCGAAGGGGTGAGGCTACTTATTTTCTAGGGTTTAAGCGTTAGCCTTCACTTTAGAATTCTTTACTAGTTGGTGAAAAACTGCGGTGGCTTGTCCTGCGAGTTTCGTATCGCATGAAGCGTCCGCCATGTTTTTTTCTAGGCTTGCCTTTCGAATTACAATTTCCGCTAATGCTTCCCATGTAATCCCCGCCAAATCGAGTGGCTTTTCGGTGGCTTCTGCTTCTGCTTCTGCCTTATCGGTGGCTTCTGCTTTGGCATCCTCGGCATCCTCAAGCCTAGCGATAAATCCATCCCATGTCTTGATACCATCCAGTAGGGAATCTACCGCATCAACACCATCCAAACGCTTGGCACGCATGGACACTTTAAGGATGTTGGAGATAGTCTGCTTATCTGCTCCCGAAAGTGTTTTGACCTTTAGGGCAATTCCAAATCCCTCAACCTGTGATGCTTTGATGATGGAATCTTTTCCGTCCTTGCTTGCTTCATTTATAGAAGCCTTAACAATTCGGACAGAAGCCGAGCCATCTACCATTTTTCCATAAGTAGTGGTGATAAATCCCCAATGACTTTCTAGGGAATTCTTTACTAGTTCCCGATAGTTTTTAACTATTTGAGAATCCAGTACTACTGGTGCTTTTTCTTTTGTTGCCTTTGGTGCTTTTTCTTTTGTAGTCATTTGGTGCTTTTCCTTTTCTCGGATTTTCTAGTGTCTGATTTTCAGACACCTAACTGGTTTTTCCAGTACCCCAAATTTAGTGCCTCGGTCTGCCTTTTGTCTAGTTCATTTTGCCAATTTCCCGAAAATCTTTTGTGAAGTGCATCACACCAATTCAGATAGGTACAAATGGTGCAGATAGGACTAATTGTACCATACTGGGGCAGATAGGGCAAATCGGACATTACGGACTAGCTAGACACGCCCGACCTCGTTGCTCAGGAAACTCTCAGGGTTTGTGTTGGGCGACACGCCCGACCTCGGGATGGCTGTCCACAGCCTGTGGATAACTTTGTGGATAACTTAAATTATTATTTTGCCCCCTGTGGAAAACTTTTATATTGGATAGTCTAATTCTCTACATTAGGTTGAGAGTTAATAAACTCTAACCCTTTACTAAAGGTTGAGGGTTTGATTTGACCCTAGGGTTATTTAATCTGCGTCAATATACATATATATACTCCCATAAAAAATTACTGTTATATTATATAGGGGGGATATATATATTATACGCTCAGAATGAGCGTAATTATAACCTATCTGTTCGTTTTTAGTACTTTGAACAGGTTATCTATAGTATATATATAATATACGGAGTCGCTCCGTTTAAGACTCCGCTCCTAATATATAATATTAATAATTTATAATTATAATGGGAATAGTCTGCCCGTTTACAGGGACCGTTAAATCAGCGTTATTGGGGGCAACTGTGGGTCGTAAGCCAGGGGTACAAAACATCCCTAAAGATGCTGCCCAACTGCAGGTGTTAGAACTGTTAGCCCAGGGGGCTACCGTAGTAGATGCCATGAAGGCTGTAGGCAGGAACGATGTTACCTTCCGTCAATGGTCTATGGCAGACCCTGACTTTAAGGATAAAGCGGACAAAGCACGCCTTTCAGGCAAAGGTATCAAAGCGGACCTAGCCAACCTAAAGGATATCTCTTTCGAGGATTTCTCAGAGCAATTCCTAGAGACTAAGTTGTTTGACCATCACAAGTCTTGGATTGATTTGGTCGAGGGTAAAGAGCCAAGGTTCATCCACCCTAGCATGACCTATGAGCAAGCAGCAACCAATCGTATTTTAATTAACGTTCCACCAGAGCATGCTAAGTCAACTGTACTTACCATCAACTACGTTACCTACCGTTTAGCAGTAGACCCTAACGTTAGAATCATTATTGTATCAAAGACGCAAGGTATGGCACGTAAGTTCCTATCTGCGATAAAGACAAGATTAAGCCATCCTAACTGGACCAAGATGCAGGTGTCCTTCGGACCTAATGGTGGCTATAAGGCAGATTCACCAACCTGGTCTGCTGACATGATTTACTTGGGTGCAGGACGTGACTCAGGTGAGAAGGACCCAACTGTTCAAGCATTAGGATTCGGGTCACAGATTTACGGTGCTCGTGCTGACTTGATTATCCTTGACGATGTGGTGATGAATGCAAATGCCCATGAGTGGGAGAAGCAAATTGAATGGCTTCAAAAAGAAGTCATCACCCGCCTAGGGCGACATGGAAAACTGCTTATAGTAGGAACCCGTGTCGCACCTATAGATTTATATAAAATGATTAGAGACCCCGACCAGTGGACAGGTGGGAAATCTCCATTTACATACATGGCTATGCCATCAGTATTAGAATTTGATGAGAACCCAAAAAATTGGAAAACTCTTTGGCCTTGGACAGACAGGGCAGAGGGAGAACAGGACGAACCTAATGAGCAAGGACTATATCCCAAATGGGATGGACCTTCGCTTTTTACAAGGCGGTCTGAAGTGGCTCCGTCAGTCTGGGCTATGGTCTACCAGCAAGAAGACGTCCAGTCCGACTCTATCTTCTCGCCAACAATTGTCGCTGGATGTGTTAACGGTATGCGAAAGCGTGGACCGCTTAGAAAAGACACGGCAGGCCACCCCAAGAACGTAGATTCAACCTATACCATTATTGGCTTTGACCCTGCAGTAACGGGACGCTCTGCTTTCGTAGCAGTATCTTATAACCGTGCAGACGGAAAAATTTACGTTTTGGATTGCGTCAACATGGTTGACCCTTCCCCACAAAAAGAAAACGCTCTGATTAAAGAGTGGGTGGAAAGATTTAAGCCACAAGAATTTAGAGTAGAAATCAACGCCCACCAGAAGTACTATGCTATGGATACAGAGTTGCGTGATTATCTAGCATCCTATGGATGTCAACTTAACTCACACTTTACTGGTAAGAACAAATGGGATGTTGGATTTGGTGTAGCATCTATGGCAAGCCTTTTTGGTTCAGCCAAAGATGGTAGATTCCAAGATAATAATATACTTGAATTACCAAGCAATGAAGGCTCTGAAGGCCTTAAGTCTTTAGTACAGCAACTTATCATTTGGAAGCCTGATACTAAGAACCCTACCGACTGTGTAATGGCTTTATGGTTTGCCGTTATCCGTTGTAGAGAACTTATGCAGACATCAAGTAGAGTTGGGCAGTACCAGACAAACAGATGGGCTACCAGAGCACAGATGGCTGGACGTGGTTCACTTAATTTAGACGAAGCCTTTGCAGAGCAATGGCAAGAAACTTATAGTTAGGATATAGATGGCATTAACAATTGAACAGATATCAGCACGGGTTCAATCCCTGCGTTATCGTAACAGTGAGAGAGATGCTCGTAATCTTGACGTACTTGCTGTTCGTAAAGGAAAAATTGCTGAAGTCTATCCAGACTTTTTTCCAGATGGTGTAGACGCTAATGTCGTTGCAAATTTTATTGATATCGTTGCCAGGGACCTTTCTGAGGTTATGGCGCCTCTTCCAGCGGTTAACTGCTCAGCCGCTAATCAGGTCAATGACCGTGCTCGTTCTTTTGCCGATAAGCGTACTCGTATTGCTAGCAATTATTTTTCACACTCCGACCTCTCGGTCCAAATGTACTCAGGAGCAGACTGGTATATAACCTACGGTTTTGTTCCGTTTATTATAGAATTAGACGACGAAGATAAACTTCCTCGCATCCGTGTAGAAAATCCTATTGGTGCTTACCCAGAGTTTGACCGTTATGGACGATGCGTTGCATTTGCAAAACGCTACACAATGACACTTGGTGAGTTAGTAGCACAATTCCCAGAGTATGACAACATACTACTTGGTGGGATGGGCTATAAGCAAGACCTAAATGGTCAAGTAGAAATTATTCGTTACTACGATAAAGACCAATCAGTTGTATATGTTCCAGCAAAAGATAATTTAATTTTATCACAAGCCAAGAATCCTCTTGGTAAGATGATGATAGTTGTAGCACGTAAACCATCTATCGATGGTGACCTACGTGGACAGTTTGATGATGTACTTGGAATTCAATTACTCCGCAACCGTTTCGCCTTATTGGCAATGGAAGCAGCGGAGAAATCAGTACAGGCACCAATTGTACTTCCACAAGATGTACAAGAACTCCAGTTGGGTGG